TTTAACAATCTACCCAATGCTCCAGTTTGCGATCTATAGACCATCATTACTGTATAGTCTTCTGATGTGGCTGAGTAATCTGGTCCAAATGTCAAAAAGTCTGTGTCAGTATCTGCGGTCTTACGAAATATTCCACCGTTAGCAGCAGACCACGACATACTACCACCCGGGTTCAATGTTGTTATGGTGTAGCTGCCTGTACCCGCTATTGTGCTGCCATTCGTAGGAACAGCTGAGTAGTTGGCTGCGTCAAGATTGAGAATCAGTGCAGGTGGTACCGGAGCATATCCAAGGCTCCATCCTGGGCCAATTGACCACCCAGGTCCAACACTCACTGTTACTGGTGCTACCATTAATTATACTCCTGTAAATGTGTAAAATGATCCACTAATAAAAGTTCCACCTGTAATGGTGATTGTTTGTGCTCCTGAATCAACGCTGACCACCGTGGCTCCAGGAAGTTGAACCACTAACCAACCAGCAGCAACATTGCTTAAATTTGGCGTTCCAGATATTGTGCTCCAACCAGCACCACCAACATAAAAGAATCCAGTGGTACTATCAGAGCCAGCTACGTTTTGAACGCTAGTTGGCGTTGTTTGACCAGCGTAATTACCTACACCCATGGTCCATCCTGGGCCAATTGACCATCCTGGGCCAATTGTTACTGATTTTGGTAATGACATTTGATATCCTTTTGTTTACTTATACAATAAAAATAGGGTCCGAAGACCCTATCCGGTACAGTTTTACCTGTTTAGAAACGTCCTACAACAATTTCTATTGTGCCTTCTGCACCATCAAAGTCTTCCAGTGCTTTACCAATTACTGATCCAACTCGAGGATCAGCTTCGGCTCTGGCACGGCCCAGTCCTGCGGCCACCATCAAGTCCCCCTTGCGGACTGGTCCAACAACCAAGGTTGGCACACGTCCGGTTAACGCAACAGCCACTGCAAACTCGCTGTGTAATCCTTCATTCATTAAGAAACCAGGGTCAGTAGACACTACACCAGCTACCTTGCGATCTGCATCTACAGCGTTGACTGTGACTTCGGCTGTACCGCCAAACACCACCACTGTGCCTGGAGCATACTCAGCGTCGGCTGTGTATTTCTCTGCCAAGTCAGCGTATTGTGCTGTGGTTGCTTTGGCAAATACAGTGTTGAATCCCACTGTGCTTGAGCCAATATTACCTACACCTGTTGTTGCACCGTTGACGATTGCTGTGACATTGGCACCTGAGTTGACTGTAAGTTGACCAGCTGTTACAATGTTGCCACCAGTAACTGTGCCAGTGACACTTGAACTTGATCCTGTAATCACACCACCCACTACCGATGCAGCTGTTACAGTACCACTAACACTGGTTGAACTACCGGTAATCACACCGCCCACTACCGATGCAGCTGTTACAGTACCACTAACACTGGTTGAACTACCGGTAATCACACCGCCCACTACACTTGCGGCAGTTACTGTGCCGGTGACACTTGCCAATCCTGTAATGTAAACACCTGTTGATGCCCAAACAGCCACGTTACTGGTTCCACCAACACTGGCTGCAATATTACCACCGGAAGTTGTAACTTTTAAGTTTGATGTGCCACTGATTATCTGTGTGGCATCAATGCCACTCAGTTGACTACCGTTACCAAGAATGTAACTTCCAGTAATGTTGCCAGCTACGCTTAATCCTGCGGCACTGCTGAATGTGGCTACAGCAGTAGGGCTAATTGCTCCCGATGCTGTGGTCAATATCTGCACGTTGGTAGCACGACTGGTATCAGTGAACGCTTCTGCAGCTGTTATGGCTAATAAACCAGTTGATGCATTACCAAATTGTAAACTTCCACTACTGAATCCGCGTCCAGTAAACTGAGCAATATAGTCTCCGCTCTGGGTCTGTGATGGACTGGCCGCAGTATTTCTAGCAGCACGTCCAGTAAACGCCACGTATGCACCTGTACCAAATGCATCTTGAACAATACGAGTTTGTGAACTATCCGCACCAACTATGTGTATTTCTGTTCCCAGTGTGGTGCTGTTACCTGTTACAGGATAATTTACAGTCTGTGGGTTGCCTAAAATATTAAGTTCACAATCAGGAGTAGTTGTACCTATACCAATGTAGCCCGGAGTGCTGGTATTGGTACCAGTGATAATGTTACCAAATGCACTTACAATACCACCAGTTAGGATGTTGCCACCAGTGATGTTACCAGCCACGCTGCTTGTTGTAGTTGCGCCAGCTAACACAGTTTGTCCACCGGCTGGATTGGTCATCACAATGGCTGTGGCATTGGCACTGATCAGTGCATTACCCAAGTAAATTGTATTGCCACTTAACCATAGATCTTTAAAGCGTTGTGTTGTGCTGCCCAAACTGTAGGTAACGTTGCTTTGTGGCAAAATATTACCATGAATTTCCATCGAATTGGTTGTGAAGGTGGCTATATCGTTGGTGTTGCCCACGTCGATGACCACATTGCCGCCCGGAGTTGGAATCGTTACAGAACTGATGCCATTTATAATTGAGTTGGTGGCCACGTTACCAAGAATGGTAGCATTGCCTGACACAACCAAATCACCCACAACGTTTGCTGTACCTGTTATAGTAACAATGTTTGTGGTGTCACTGACTCCAACTGAAGCATTGGCACTTACGTTGGTCAAACTCAACAAGGTTGTTGTTGTGGTCAATGCACGAACGTCGATCAAGTCAGCTGTGGCCGGTGCTTCTGTAAATGTCAATGTGGTTCCACTTACACTGTAAGCCGAAGTTGGTATCTGCAACACACCGTTGATACTGACAATTGTTGCAGCTGTGGTTGAAGTATTGGACAAGGTAAACACTGTGCAAGCACCATCACCAGCAAACTGTTGATCAGTGATAACTGTAAACACTGTGGAGCCAACACCTATCCAAGCACTGTTGTTGTATATTTCTATACTGTTGGTTGTGCTGTTGAAGCGCAACATACCAGTAACGCCTGTGGCCGGACGCTGACCTTGCGTACCAGCTGGTAACAAGATTGAATTGGTACTGTTGAACGCTACAACGGCATTGACAGTCTGTGCGCTTGATCCAAAGCTGGCTGTGTTGGTGGTTGCATTGACAAAGAACACATTGGCAGCTGTACCACTTACGCTGAAGTTTGTGTTGGCGTTGCCACTGTTGACTTGTATTGTGCCACCTGGGTTCAGCATGTTGACAGTGTTGCCAGCAATAACAATATTGCCACCAGTGACACCGCTGGTTGCACTTACTACGCCGCTGGTCAGGATGTTTCCGCCTGTGATGTTACCACTGCCACTAATTGCACCACCAGAACCACTTGTTAAAACGTTTCCGCCTGTGATGTTGCCAGTAGCACTTACTGTACCACCTGTGGCCAAATTGCCACCTGTGATTGTGGCAGTAGCACTTACTTGTCCACCGGTGTTGATATTGCCGCCGTCTACGTTACCAGTAACACTAGACGAACTTCCTGTTATGACACCACCCACTGTTGATGCAGCTGTTTGTGTGCCAGTGACACTAGAACTTGATCCTGTAATTACACCACCCACTGTGCTAGCAGCTGATTGTGTGCCAGTTACAGAACTAGAACTACCTGTGATAACACCACCCACTGTGCTAGCAGCTGTCTGTGTACCAGTTACACTTGAACTTGAACCTGTTATAACACCACCCACTGTGCTAGCAGCTGTCTGTGAACCAGTTACCGATGTTGATGTACCAGTTATGACACCACCCACTGTGCTAGCAGCTGTCTGTGTACCAGTGACACTAGAACTTGAACCTGTAATCACACCACCCACTGTAGAGGCTGCAGTTTGTGAACCAGTTACTGATGTTGATGTACCAGTTATAACCCCACCCACTGTGCTAGCGGCAGTTTGTGAACCAGTGACACTGGTACTTGTCCCTGTAATTACACCGCCTGCTACACTAGAAGCTGTTACACCGCCACTAACGCTGACACTTGATCCAGTGATTACACCACCCACTGTGCTTGCGGCTGTTTGTGTGCCGGTTACAGAACTAGAACTACCTGTGATAACACCACCCACTGTGCTAGCGGCAGTGGCAGTGCCAGTAACACTGACACTTGATCCTGTGATTACACCACCTACTGTGCTGGCAGCTGTGACAGCACCACTTACACTGACGCTTGTACCAGTGGCTGCACCAATGTTAGGTGTGGTCAATATAGCACCAGCTGGTATGTATAGTTGATTACTACCGTTGACACCAATTGTGGCGTTGCCCGATGTATCATAAAGAACGTTAAACTGTGTTCCAGTAAGACTTAACGCAGTACCTGCGGTGTATGATCCTGCACCAGAGAACTGGGTAAAGATAATTTGAGTTGTTCCAATAGTAACTGGAGAATTGGTCGTACACACCCATCCAGTGTCAGAGTTGACAGTACCTGCTTCAACGAATGTAAATGCACCAGGAATTTCAGCTGGTTGGTTAAAGTCTGTGGCACGAGTCAATACTGCGGCTACACCAGGAGCGCCTGCTGTGGTTACCACATAGATACCGTTGAATGCAGCTGATTGTGTTGTGTTGTTTACAAACGCACCAACTTCGTTCTTGATCAGCACACGTGAGTTAGCAGTTACAATACTGCCGTCAATGGTCAAGTTGCCTGTGGCAGTTAATGTAATTGTTGCGCCTACACCACTGGTGCCGTTGTTGTATGTGTATGGTGCTATGTTGGCTGCTGTAGCATATACCACAGAAGCCTTAGGATCAAGACCTTGTGCCACTGTATCAACATAAACTTTTGTTGCGGCATCTTGATCAGCTACTGGATCGGCCAAGTTGTTGATATATCTGTTGTTCATACCTACGTTGCCGGTAGGATTCAAACTGATTGTTTGAGCATTAATTGTAAGAGTATCGCCGGTAGTAACACTGTAGATGTAATTTGTTAATACATTACCACCAGTTACGTTGCCACTAACGCTGACACTTGATCCAGTGATCACACCACCCACGGTACTGGCGGCTGATTGTGAACCAGTTACACTAGTTGAACTACCTGTAATCACACCACCCACTGTGCTAGCGGCAGTAGCAGTGCCAGTGACGCTGACACTTGATCCAGTGATCACACCACCCACGGTACTGGCGGCTGATTGTGAACCAGTTACACTAGTTGAACTACCTGTAATCACACCACCCACGGTACTTGCAGCTGTTTGTGAACCAGTGACACTGGTACTTGTGCCAGTTATAACGCCACCTGCTACGCTAGAGGCCGTAACGCCACCTGTAACACTAGCACTTGATCCTGTGATTACACCACCCACTGTGCTGGCAGCTGTTTGTGTGCCAGTGACACTGGAACTTGATCCTGTAATTACACCACCCACTGTGCTGGCAGCTGTCTGTGTGCCAGTGACACTGGAACTTGAACCTGTAATTACACCACCCACAGTGCTGGCCGCTGATTGTGACCCAGTTACACTGGTACTTGTACCTGTGATAACTCCACCGGCTACACTGGCGGCCGTAACGCCACCTGTAACACTAGCACTTGAGCCGGTGATTACACCACCCACTGTAGATGCAGCAGTTGCAGTTCCAGCAGTGGAAATATTACCAAAAGTACCGTTGCCAGTGGCACTTACATAGCCACCTGTTAATAAATTACCACCAGTGATGTTACCACTGGCACTTAAACTTGCAGCACTAAATGTTCCAGCGGTACTAATATTACCAAAAGTACCGTTACCAGTAGCACTAACTTGTCCACCAGTTAAAACATTGCCACCTGTGATTGTTCCTGTAGCACTGGCAGTGCCGCCTGTGGCCAAGTTGCCACCTGTGATTGTTCCTGTAGCACTGGCAGTGCCGCCTGTGGCCAAGTTGCCACCTGTGATTGTTCCTGTAGCACTGGCAGTGCCCGGAGTGGCCAAGTTGCCACCGGTGATTGTGGCTGTAGCGTTGACAGCACCAATCAAGTTACCAACTAAACTAGTGGTGCCTTGGTGAATTGTGTTACCACTGTGCAAGTTGGCATAGGCAGACAGTGTAAATGTTGTGTTACTAACTGTGGTGCTACTAAGGGCTGTAACGAATTCTTTGGCACTTTCTTGCCAAGCTAAAACAGCAGATTGTTGACTACCACGCAGGCCAATTGTACCAATGTCCAAAGTAGGAGTACCTGTAACTTGTCCGTCAGCCAGTGTGATCAACGGATCTGCAATTAGTGTGTTAACTGTGTCAACGTTGGTTGTGGTTCCTGAAACTGTCAAGTTACCTGTAATGGTCAAATCACTACCGTAGGTCAGGTTGTTGGCAATTCGAGTAGCAGTAATCGAGTATGGTTGTATTTTGGTACCGGCGTTGATACCCACCAAGGTATTGCCTGTTACTGCGTCAGTTACCTGATTGTTATTAATTCTAGTTACGGCCATTTTTTTCTCCAGTTGGCTTCTTTTTACTGCACTTTTACTGCAAATGCAGTAAAATAATAAAGGTTTGTCGCTCTAATATGGGCTATATGTTATTTACCACGGCCGTGGGAAATCGGTTCTCTGTGCCTATTATTCACTGCGGAGCTAATACTTGTCGAGAACTATTGGGGGGATTATAAATTGTAGAATAACAATTGGTTGAACTGTTATTTAGCTTGTTTACAAGAATCTGATGTCTATTACGTCACCTGTAGCCGGCGCTTCTGTAAACACTAGATTGGTACTGGGACTGGGCGACATCGAATAAGATTGATCAGGAACCTGCGTAATACCATTCAACATGACCAATGCAGCCGCTGTAGTTGTGCTGCGATTTAATGTAAATGCAGTGGCAGTTCCGTTGCCGTTGAGTGTTTGATTGGTCACTGCTTGACTGGTAGAATTCCAAGCATTACCGTTGTAAACTTCTATCAGTCCAGTGGTGCTGTTGAATCTTGTGGTGCCTGTTGCGGCTGGACTAGGACGTTGGGCAGTATTACCCACTGGCAATATCAGGCCAGTTGTGGTATCGATACTGACTACACCAGTGCCAGTAGGCTGTAATGTAATTGTAGCATTGGCCAAACTGCTGCTGATTGTGGTATTGCTTATGGTCAAGTTGCCCAATAGAGCTGTGCCTGCGACACCAAATGGTCCTACATATCTATAGCCCACAATAAACACAGATTTGCCTGTGACGCCGCCGGTGATTACTGATGGTATATTAGCACCATTGAAGTTTAGGACACCGGCCTGATAATCAAAGAACCAGGTGTCGTCATTACCAGAACCGGTTTGGAACAGTCTAGTGCCAGTGGTTTGTGGAGTAGTAGATCCTGTGGTGTCTACGTAAACCACTACCAAATAGTTGTCACCAAATTGTGTGGGTATCCAGTTGGTAAGATTGGTTTTCCAAGTTTGATTGTCGGGCGCTGTTAGGTCTTCGGTACATTGCACTGTGGGGCTGTATCCAGCACCGCCACCATCTTTGTAAACTTGAACTATGGAGCTGGTGTTGCTGGGCGGAGTTGCAGGAACGTCACCGCTGTTGGTCCAGACCAAATCACCACGATACAGCAGGGGACTGGGTATGCTTTCGTTAAAAGCTTCTTTACTGCCACTTCCCGGCGGAGGTATAGAAGTTTTGGCTACACCGTAACCAACTTTCTTCCAAAGATAATCTAGTTTTTGACTTTCACCAAATGAGGCAGCCATTATGCAGCGTCTCCTATCGAAAGTGCAGTTATGGTTTGTCCACTACTCAGTGCTATACGAACCAAAATATTATTGCCTGTGCTGTTGCTGGAGTTTTGCGAACCTAGTGTCATGGTATAGCCCACATTGGCAATAGCCGAGTTGAGTGGCACAACGTCAGCACCGGTCAATGCAACACCATTGGTTCCGTTACCGCCTCCGGCTATGTTTGCGCCCGGCACACCCGATCCGTTATACTGTAGTGAACAGCTCAACCAACCATTGAGTGTTGAGGTTGGCCCAGGAAAGCCTGGAGTAGGTGAGCTGAATCCACCTGTGTCAATGGTTGTACCTGGGGCCGCAATCCACATGCCGGCAACGCCGGTAGTAGTTGTAAGTCTAATGTCAAAGTTGGCCATTGTGGCTCTGCGGAAAGCAAAAGTAAAGTATTGTAGTCCGCTGCGTCCTGTGGCAAGATCAGGTCCCACTGGCAAATATCCGGTACTCAAGTCAGTTACATAATGTTTAACTACACCATACCGGTCAACTGCGTCTTGAGTTCCTGCAATAGTTTGCACACCGGTCCATACATTACCGGTATAGTAATTCGTGCTGCCGCTGAATGCTGGTGTGTTGCTAGCAGCTCCAAACCCAGTTATACGTAAACCGTTGTCAGTGTATACAGAACCCAATGTTACACTGACTGCAATGTTGCCTTCACTGATGCCGGTATTGGCCGCGGCATTGACCTGTATCTTGGTCGGTAACTGAACTGTGGTGCTGGTACCAATCACGTTGAATATGTTGGCTCCCACATTGGCCACAGCATTAACGGCTCCATTGATCAACACATTGAGATTGCCCATAGTATAGTTTGATACGATACCCACGTTGGCATTGACATTGCTGCCAGTAAGCATACTAGATGTTCCGTTGATCTGAGCCAAAGTTTTGGTCTGTGCGGCAATGATTGATCCGGTGCCTTCTATGGCTGATCCAGCACTCAATGTCATTGGATCAGCACTACGGAAAGTTTGGCCAGTAAAGTTTTGTAATTCTAAAGTGGCCACTGTAACACTTGGACTGCCTGTAGCACTGTAATATGGAATACCCGAAATGTAAGTGTAGGTTCCAGTGACATTGCCGGCCATGATCACGTTGCTGGTCACCAAGGTAGGTGCTGAATTCAAATTGTCTTTGACCATACCTACAGTATTGGTGTTGCCGGATACTGTGTGTCTCAGTTGGAAATCATTATAACCGGTGCCCAAGCTGGCCAAAGTATTGCTGATAGTAGCAGAAAATACCTTGTAGAATCCTGTGGGCACAGCGGCATTGGCCACGTGCAGATCTCTGTCAGCTGACACAATCAATGCGCCTGCTGTGCCTACTGTATTTCCGCCAGTGGTAAATGTCACATTACCAGCGGCTGTGTTATTGACATAAGCAGTCAGTGTGCCCGTAGTTGCTGTGTTGGCATTTTGAACTTGTGTGCTGGTAGCAACTGGTGTGGTAGTTGCTACACGAAGCACCGACGTGCCATTGGCCGCAATATTTCCACCAGTGTTGTCTTTTGCGCCAGCGGCCAACAGCGGGCTAGTGCCTTGACTGGCTGTGGATATGGTCACATTGGTATAGCCACTGAGGTTTGTTGGTGCTGTGGGATTGGCCAAGATTGTGATGTATGCTGTCTTGGTCTGTGTGTTACTTTGTGATATTGTTCCAGGTGTTCCGTTGGCCTGTAGTGCAACTGTTTTGGTTCCAGTAGTTGGAGATCCTACTGCTGTCTGATATGAATGTGAGACATTGGCAAAAGTTATCAGGCCAGTGTTGCTGGTGGTATCACCCCAGGTCCAGTTGAATACATTTCCAGCAAAGGCCACGTTGGGCGAAGTTTGATTTTGAAAGTTAAACAAACTGCGGTCAAGACCGTTGTAGTCGGTGTATAGATATCCAACCTGTGCATTGGATGTGAATCCTGTGGCATCTGTTTGAGTGTTACTGGTTCCTATAAAACCAGCTCTAACTTCTGGTTCGATGGAAATGGTCACGTTGCTGGACTTGAACGGGCTGGTGCTGTAGCCAGTGTATAACCAAAGATTGGCCACATAGTTAACTGTGGTGGCTGCATTTTGTTGACCTGCCGTAAGGGCAAAAATATGTGAGGTATTGGCTGCGCCAGGATTGCCGGCTAGACCAGTTTGAATATTAATATTGCTATTGGCAGTGCCATCTCCCCATTGGAAGTTGTATAATTGTTGAGCGCCAAAGCTGGCTGTGTTGCCAGGACTTCCAGGAGTGTCGTTTCTAAATTGGACATTTCCACCAGAGGTAGCTGAGTAGTTAATGGTTGTTGTTACGTTAGCAGTAATTGCTGGACTTTGTTGCGTATATATTTTAACATCAGTTGCAGCAGATGTTACACTGTATGGTGGTGCGTTACCGGCTGTTTGATTTGTACCTGTTAATGTGATACTGCGAAGAGCGTCAGTGTTGGCTGAATTATTATAGGTATGACTGTTTGTGGTCCAAGAATTTCCAGGATTAACTGCTGTGTTACCATCACCGTAGTTGATTGTGTATGATGTTGCATACTGACTAGTATTGGTCAATGTTACACTGCTACCTGTATTTAAACTAGTAGGACTTGTGGTAAACGATGGTATTGGCAAAGGTGTATACAGAGTAATGTAATTGGTATTAGTTGACGTTGCTGTTGATCCTTTGGCACCAGCATTGGCATTGCCACTGTAGGTTCCATTGGTGTTGTAGGCTGTATACACAACTGTAAATTGTCCACCAAGCACATTACTATAGGTATGTGTTGGGTTTGCTAGTGTGCTAGTTGTACCATCACCAAAATTCCAAAGATAGCTGGTAGGATTACCAATGTAGTGGCCAACAAACGCCACACTCAATGGACTTGGACCCGATGTCACATTGGCCGTAATATAAACATTGCCCACATAGGTGTTTCCAGCAATGTTCAAAGCCACTTGATTTAAATCGTCTAGACCGTCGGTAACAAATGTAGCAGTGGTCCACCCTGGATAGGCCACGTTGGTGGTTAAACTGCCGTCAGTGGGTGTTCCTAATGGAATTAAATTGCCATATATATTGCCAGCAACATTGCCAACTGTTTGATCTACATAAAATTTAGTTGTGGCATCTGCATTGGCCACTGGCTCAGCTAGGTTGTTAATATTAACATTGCCAGCACTGATATTGCCAACGTTGGAAATGATCACATTGCCAACTGTAAGAACTCCGGCTACTTCAAGGGTAGATACAGGGCTATCAGTATTAATACCAACATTGGCGTTAGCAATGGATATGTCAATGCCGTCTCTTTCAAGAATGCTTGATAAAATCTGCCCTTTTACATAATTGACTGCCATAGATTATCCCTGTATAGGATATTTAGCCGGTTAGCTACTGGTGTGAATTACATTAATTGGCACAGTATTAGGTGGTGCTGATGTAAATGTAATGTCGTAACCACCGTTGACTGTGTAACTTGTAGCTGGGTCTTGATAGATTGATCCTACAAATACCATAATATTTGCTGCTACATCCTCTGCTATACTCATTGTAAAAACAGTCTGAACTCCGTTGCCGGTAAAATCGTCCACTGTGTAGCTGACGCTGCCACCAGTGCTGAGTGTGTTCCAAATTGATCCATTGAAGAATTCTACAAGTCCTACATCAGTGTTGTATCGAATCATACCAAACGTTGGATATTCAGGCCGGGTTTCTGATGATCCAGTGGGCAATACTACACCGGTACTACCGCTCGGCAGTCGTCGATTTTTTACATAAATTCCCATTAGACTGTGGTGTAGCTGGTTACAATATTAAGATTGCCGGTAGAGTTGGCTACTGCTCGTATAGTGTCATTGTTACCCAACAGTATCTTTTCAGCAGCCACATACAGTTGATAAGTTTCAAATCCAGTGAGTTCTAAATTAGTTAGAATCAAATTTTGTGTGTTGGCCGATCCTCCTGCTGGCACAGCATACACGTTGGCTGTAACTGTGTTGGCTGTGTAGTTGTTTATTACCAGTGAAGTAATAGCAGTATTGCCACCGCTGACGTATGCGTTACTGACTGAATTGGTTACTAATACTGTTGTTATTGACATTGTTGTTCCTTAAAATATAATTGCAAATACTATGGCTTTGCTTTTGCTGACCAGCTCGTCGTTGGCTGATGAGGATGTAAAGTATAGACCTGTTCCACCTGATCCTGTGACATTGCTGTATAGAGCCACAGCATTAGCTACGTTAGCTGGAGTGGCCGTATTGCCAAATACTTGATAGCCCAACATGGTCAATTTGTTGTTGCCATAATCAAATGTCAAGTTACCACTGGCACCAAATACACCACCTTGATTAAACTGTATCTGTGTGTTGGATCCAGCAGCATTGGCCGCCGATGCTGTGGTTAAAATATTGGCATAAGTTCCAACACCCAATCCTGATACATTACTACTGACCTGCCAGGCATTGATTGTTGCGTCAAATCTTAATCCAGCATAAAGACCGTTTCCAACATTGATCCCAGCCAATAAACCCATGTCTGTAACAGTGCCAGTGTTGTTGGCGGCCACCACAATAAAGTCGTCAACCGTGGTCAGGTTACCTGTGTAGGTCAAACTACCGTTGAAAACGGTATTGGCATAGTTGATCGTAAGTGTAGCAACCCCATTGTTACCGGTTAGGGTTAGGTCGCCACTGGTATTCTTGTATGTAGACATCTCAGGATCCTTTTTGTTATTTATGCGGTATACAATAGTGAAAGTCATAAAAAATCCCCACCGCAGTAGGGATTTTTTGGACGTTACGCGAATTACGAAGTATAGTTCTGAACATCGCCCAAGGTCAATAGACCAGTGGTATTAGTCCAGGTTGAAACTTCTGCACCAGATTTAGCAGTTGTCGAAACAGCTTCACTGAATGTAAGGCCACGTGTATTACCAGCCACAGTAACAATGTTAGCAGCACCTTCAGAAGCGGCCAACTGGAAGGTTGTTGTTCCGTTAGTAGCAACTACATAATAAACGGTTGGATCAACATATCCAGTAATTGTAGCATTACCTGTTAATGTTCCGCTGACATTGATAATTTGACCTGTTGTAAAGGTACTGGCATTGGCAGTGAACCAACCTGCAGTATTGGCAACAGCAACACTACCCAGTGTAACAGCAGTGGTTTCACCAGCTACAAAGAAGTTCACAGCATAACGAACAGGAGGAGTTGAATTATCCCAGATATACTTGTTGGTCAAACGAGTGGCGTAGATTGAACTGCCATCAGCATTGAATACCATGTTCATTTCACCTGAGTTAATAGTGGCATTTGCAATCAAACTGCATTGACCGCAATCACTAGCAGTTCCTGTACCAGAACCTACACCAGTGGCAGTAAACACAGCACCAACTGCTGGCGTAATAGGACCACCAATTGCTGTCCAATCAGTATCGCCTAATGACAGAATCTGATAGCTAAAGCCAGCTGTGAAACTACCTGCATTGACACTGTTTTCGCCTGATACCAAATACTTGGTAGTGCCTTTTTGTGTAATAATGTAAGCGGCACCTTCTTGACCGTTGACGTTGGCTGTAATTTTAACTACTGGATAATCAGCAGTAGCAATGCTGGCGTTAGCACCACCGACTACACCCAAGAATTCTGTGCTGGTCATTCCAACTGGAATAACTGGAGCTGTTACATTACCAAAGTCATTGAAACCAATATCAATGGTTGTAGATTTTTTAATTTTAAGTGGACGACCCATTTTGTTTTTAATCCTTATGAATAAGTCTGTAGGTTCTAGCCTACTACGCGGCTGGGTTAAGAGCCGCATAAAACGCATGATTACGTTGACAAGTATTTATGCCAATAGATATTTTACAGGTACCACTACACAGCAGTAAATATGTTATGGATACAGAACTTTTAATAGCACACGGCAACACTGCCAGAGAAGAAAACAACCCAGAACTGGCGTTAAAATATTATGCTCAGGCCCTAACTGAAGATCGTAATTCAGCATCAGCATTCAACAACTACGGAAACGTATTACGCGAATTGGGTGACCCGTTGGGTGCTATACCATTCTTACAACGCAGTATACAGTTGGCGCCTACTCATCCAACTTCACAGTTCAATTTGGCTGTGGCTTATTTGTTAGCCGGTGACTATGCTCGTGGATGGCCACAGTACGAAACTAGATGGAACTACGAACATCTTGCTGGCGAATTGCCACAGTTTCCACAACCCAGATGGACTGGTCAAGACGTCAAGGGCAAAACAGTCTTAGTCACAGGTGAACAAGGGCACGGGGACAATATACAATTTGTTCGATTCATTGGCGACATTATTGAACGTGGCGCTAAGGTAATTTTAACGTTAAACCCAAATCTTCGCCCATTGCTGCTTGGTCCTAGTATTCCGACAATTCTAGTCGAAGGTGATCCGTTGCCCGAGTTTGACTACTGGACACCGATCATGAGTATTCCTGGAGTAATTGGAACAACCGTTGAGAATTTGGCCAATGTGCAATTCTATTTGACTGCCGATGCCAAATTGCAACAAGAGTGGCAAACACGATTAGGACACAAGAACCGACTGCGTGTGGGGTTTTGTTGGAGTGGTCGTAGAGACACCTGGATCAATCGTCACAAAGCCATGCCGTTTGAGACCATGTTGGCATTGATCAAACGAAACCCCAGCTACGAATGGGTCAATTTACAATGTGATTGCACTGTAGAAGAAGAGGCCCAACTAGTAGATGCGGGTGTTCGAGCATACCCGGGTGCTATACGAAGTTTTGCCGACTCGGCCGCATTGATCATGCACATGGATGTGGTGCTGAGTGTTGATACTGCTATAGCTCACTTGGCCGGAGCATTGGGTAGACCAGTCTGGGTCATGCTGAGTCAGTATGCACTTGATTGGCGATGGTTATTGGATCGAGACTCGAGTCCTTGGTATTCAACTGCCCGCTTGTTCCGTCAACCTCGAATGGGTGACTGGACTAGTGTCACAGATAAAATACACAAATTTTTAAGTTGGTACAAGATTTAACTTATTGCTTTTCCATAAATCATTTCGACTATTTCTTTGTCAATTCCATACTTGTCTAAAACCTGTCTTGTGACCTCCAAACATCTTGGATCTTCTAATTTACGACTGTGCTTCCAAACCACACGGTCCGTATTTTTCTCAAAATCACCAACTTCTTTCAGCATGGCCTCATACGTTTGGTGAGTATATCCTCCACCAAACAATAACGGTGTTTCCTCGTGTGATGCGAATTCAACTGTGCTTGTTGGATCCTGCAAAGTAAAAATATAGTAACCATAAATTTCATTTCCTGCAGGATATTCACCCCAGGTGTGATAATGTCCAAATCGTTCTTGCAATCTATCCCAATATTTTTTTAATTGTTGCACATTCCAAACCCAAGGACGAATATTTAAGATAGTAGTGTAATAGTCAATAGGTTGATCAACTAATCCATTTAGGTCATAACCCATATCTACAAGTTTTTCCCCTTGACAATGATAGGTGATTCGATACTTGTGATCTTTTTTAAATGTATTATAATCGCAAGGCCTCAGTAAAAAATCTTTACAATCCCATACAATAACATCATCTGCTCCGGTGTCAATACTGTAGTATACCGTGTTGACCTGTTGTTCTGTAACTCCAATTTGATAGATATCTACACTTGGACAAATTTTAATTTTCCAATCTTGGTCAAACATTGTATTAACAATGTCCCAGTACGGTTTAGATTTTTCGCACGATCCTATACATACAGTCAGTTCGCGCTTTCCTTTCCAATTTTTGTTCATGCAATAACAAAACATTTGAAACTGCTTGATATCATTTTTAAAGGTTGTAACCAACATTGAATAGTTCATAAATCTACTTAGCAACTAAAACTACAACCAACAAAAAAGCGCCTTTCGGCGCTTTTTTGATTTTCCTTCCCATCCCTGAGAAAGTTGCGGTCTCTGATTAGGAGAATGACAAGTTCTGAACTGCGATCTCGCCAACATAGTCAGCTGCGTTACCGAAGCTGGATGCTGTGTTGGTCAACTCGACAAATCCATAACGTGTCATGAATGACACGACTGGTTCGAAGGTTGATGGATCAAGAACAACGCCACTGCTCATCAACGGAATGTATGGGCAATAGAACGCTGCGGCATCAGCTTCGCTTGTGCCCTTATAGCCAACCAATACAGAGGCTGTATCAGAAGCATAAGAGTTAACAAACACACGCATTGCACCGTTCAATGTACCAACAAACTTGGTGTTTGTAGGTGCTTCGAATGTGCCTTCTGTTGTGCGAGCAAAAGCAGAAGTTGTTGCAGATTGCAACACTGTCAAACTAGCTGGAGAAACAACAGCCCAATTACCAGCACCACGACGTGTGCGTTGAGCGATCAAGTTAGCGACACGGTTGATCAACACTGCCAAAGCGGCGTGTTCGTCACCAACGAATGTAGCTGTACCAGAAACGGTAGCTTGGTTGTATGTATACTCTGTTGCGGCCAATGTGCTGAGTGACAAGAGAATTTCTTGGTCGATCTCGGCGGTAATCTCTTGAGCCAAAGCAGCCATAATTTCTGCTTCAACGTCAATACCGTGCATGGCTTGTGCATCTTGTGCAGATTCAAAAGTCCAACGAGCTTGTAACTTGCGTGTCTTAGCTTCAACAGCTTGTTTCAAGATCTGAACGGAAATTTGCTTACCGCCTGTACCTTCCATAGTTGCTGTGTTGTTACCAGTGTAACCAGTAGCAGTAGTAGTATTCTGTGGAACTGTAGAATACGCTGTAGCAATTGTGAATGGACTCAAAGCTTCAGAACCAGCTTGGACGCTGGTAGCGGCTGCTGAGTTGTCTGTTAAGCTCTGTGCATAGCGAACACGTAATGTGTGGATTTGACCTACAGGTCCTGTCATTGGCTGAACGCCAACCAACTCGTTAGCAATAACAGTTGGCATAACACGACGAATAACTGGCAGAATCACACGGTTTAATGTAGCGATGTTACCAGATACTGTAGAACCAGAAGATGCGTTCTCACGCAAATACTTCTTGGTATTTTCAAGGATTACACTCATAGACGTGCGCTTGGAACCAGAAAGGCCTTCCAAGAGTGCGTCTTTAGTTTCGTCCCAACGACCTTCTAATAATTCTTGTGACATTTAAGTCTCCTTTTATTATATCTTAAATTACAGCCCTGCCAAACGCTTTAGATCGATCACATTGCTGGTATTATCAGCTTGTTGATCTGCATCTGGACTGCGGGCAGATTTATCGCCAGTTGCTTCGTTGAACGTTTCAGTAATTACTTTTTTGGCTTTTACTGAGCGGTCTTCTAAAACTGCTGGTAGATACTTTTCAAAAGCATTCGACAAGCGACTTGTCTGGACACTTTCAAGCAAATTACGCATTACTTCTGCTTTTTCCTTGTTTAAAGGAGCCAACAGTTCCTCTAAAGCAGCTTCACGCTGATTAGATTCTTTAAGTATACGCATTTCGCGTTCTTTGGATTCGACTAGAGTTTTTGCTCTCTGGGCGAATTTGATGGCTTCAGACAGTTTAGCATCCTTGGCGGCGATTGTATCATGCAACTTGCGAACTTCTTGCTTCTCATTTAGGTGAGTTGCACCAAATTCACTTGCATACGCTTCAAAAATACGACGTCCAAAATTGTTCTCGCGAGCAACTTTGATGTCTTCTTGTAACTGACTGAGTTCAGCCTTGAGGTGTGTGCTAACAGCACTGGACATCTTCTTGGCGCTTTCTGTAACGAAACGTGCTTTGAGTGTTTCCAATTGTTTGCGAGCTTCGCGCACCAAACGAACCTTAGTGTTGACCACGTCTTGTTTGTCTGTTGCAAATTCTTGAATCTCACGTGCAAGAGCATGAACCACAAAGTTTTCCAATTTCTGGACACCTTCTGTGTGCATCTTGCGGTCTTTACGCAGTTCGCCAATTTCTTCAGCAAGTTTTGTCACCATAAAGTTGTTGAACTTTGTAGCTGACTCTTTCATTTTGCCTTGAAATTTAACGCGATCTTCAGCAAGTGCTTGCTTTTCAGCTTTCACTTGATCAAGCTCTGCAGTAAGTCCATCTGTTATCATACGATCCAGGGCTTCCACCATCACTTGTTTGTCATGCTCATAGCGTTGTGCAAACTCTTCTCGGAGTTCTGCACGTACCTGTTCACGAGCTTCGTTCAACTTTGCTTCCCAAGCTTCTGAGATCTGTTGTTGAGCTTCTTCGTTGATAAGGTCGCTATCTAGTAACGGTTTAATAGCATCTAGCATATTATTTCCCTTCAATCTTGAGACCACGTATCAGACGCATTACTTCGTCTTTGACGTATCTCTGTGCTTTGCCGCTCTTAGCTGGGTCTTTGAACATATCCAACAATCGTTGTCCGCCTTTGTGATTCAAAAGGCCTTCATAAATTGCTGTGGGATATGCATTTGGAGCACTCGGCTGAGCAACCACATCTACAGTGACAATTTCAAAGTCACTGACATGTCCGGTTCTGTCGTCGACATTTCCTGATCCACGACTACTAACCCCTAGTTTTACACCGTTAGTCAACATGGTTTCAACCAGTTTGCCCATCGGTGTAGGTAATATCTTTAACGTGCCCATTCCAGCAGGGCCGTCCATCCACATTTTTTCAATCATGTGGCTCACACGATCCAGGTTAATTTTTAAATCTTCTGGATGATCAACTTCGCCTAAAACTGAATGACCTGTTTTAATTTGTTCGTTAATAGTGTCAACTGCCTTGGCAATTTCATTTACAGGATATACTCGTTCGTTGGCATTTCTAACGCCGCCTTCTATGCAAACACCTTTTAGCTTTAAGGTTTTGCTGCCATCGTGGGCTTCCTCAGACAGGATTTCAAGACCTGCCTGAGTGAAGCTTAGATGTTCTTTTAGATATCGAGCCATATCTCTGGATTACGCTTTACCAACTGGTGATTTTGTATTCACACCACTGGCTTGAGCTGTAGTAGGCTTCGGAGCTGCACTCAACTTGGAGTTGGCGCCGCCTTTGCCTGGTACATTTTTAAACTGGCCTGCTTGTGGCAAGTCACCAGTTTTTGGAGCACTACGGCCTTGAGCTGTGTCACCAGTCATTTTGACTGGGCTTGCTGCCATGCCTTTAGCACCACTGTTAAAAGCAACTACGCTTTTATTGTTAGCACCATCGTCACCATGCTTAGGAGCAGGAACTTTGTCTAACGTTACATTTTCCATCATGCCCATGGTTTCGTCCATGTCGCCAAAGTCAGCTGTGTCTGTGTCGTCCATTTCTAAAGCGTCGCCGCCGTCAATATCGGATACACTGTCACCGCCTTCATTGCCGCCCATGATAGCTTCAAATTCAGCCATTAATTCGTCTAACTTGTCTTCTAAATCAACCACGCGATCTTCGATGTCACCGCTGTCTTCGTCGTGGTCCATTTCCATGTCGTGTGTTAAATCTTCGCCGTCTTCTTCAGCAGCATCATCAAATTCTGCATCAGACTCTTCATCTTCTTGCATGCCTTGTTCTTCAGCTTCAACATCGTCGATCAAGTCGTCACTGGCGTCGCCGCCCATCATGTTTTCGTCAAGTTCTTCTTCAGAATCATCTTCTTCAGATTCGTCTAACTCTTCTTCATCTTGCTCTTCCTCGTTCATCAAATTTTCATAGATTTCACGGGATTTTTCTACCACGATGTCGTGGAATAGTTCTTTAGCTTTCGCTTCTTCATCATTGATCACGTATTCGATCAATTGTTCAAATTTATTAGTCATATGTTCCTCCAATGGTTATGGCTCGTTAGATATTTACATCTAACTTATAATATTGGTAGTTTTGAGGTGGAAAAGTGAGTATATTTGACTATTATGTTACAGGTAACTATAGTCCAGGAGCAGCCGGGGCGGGTGCATATTGTTTCTTAACTTGTTTAAGTTTTTCTTTATACTCGTAACTACGCACATCTTGCATCTGACGTAGTTTGTTAAGCTGACGCAAAGTCAGACGAGTTTTGCGAAGATTACCCAGTTGTGGTTGACTGTTATCTTGGCCGACATCCTGATAAGCTTCAGGACTTTTTTTGTATATTTCGTTGAGAATCATGCTAGTATTTATACGCCAGGCACACCACCAGCGGTTGGAGGCGGTGCTCCGGCAGTGCCAGCAGTTCCAGGTGCTGTAGAGGGTGCTCCAGGCATACCACCCTCTGGTCCACCTGCAGCATCAGCACCGGTTATTTCTTCACCTGTAGCAATGTCACTTTCTAGTCCAGCTGGTGTAATACCAATA